TACGACGACTAATATCTATCGAATTAACATAGGCAGATAGAATTTCCTGACCAGTAACCTCCATAGCTGTACCATCTATATATATAATGTATATACGATCTGGATAGATATGATATCTAAACTTGCTATCAGTTGACAAGGTTCTCTAGGTCTTCTTTTGAAACAACGCCAGAGACTCCTCCAGCTATCTTTCCATCTACCATGCCAACAAAGAATGGGCTGATGGTAGGAATTTGGGAAGATACCAATAGCTTTACAAGCTCTGGCTCTTCATCGTGATTAATTCTTGTATAGCCAATCTCTGGATTATCTGCAACAAAATCTTTAATGATTGGTTCCATTACCTCAGAGGTGACGGACGACGTGTTAGTGATTTCAATAATCTCTTTAAGAGTCATGCTAATATTATACCTTAGATTATGCAGCTACAAGCCTACGCTTGATAGGATCAAAAATCTTTGGGTGCTTTTTATTAGCCTTACCGTTCTGACGGTTGCTGTTGCGTACCGAAGCTGTCTTTTTTGCCATAACAAAATTATAACACAAATACCGTTATAGTTTTGTTACTTCCTTGGCAGGAACTCTGCGGTATACTACTGGATCATCGGAGGTATTCTCTACGAATATCCACTGGTTAGCGTGAAGCTTAATGTTATTGGCTAGCTTAGTAGCCTTCTTGAGATCGCTACATGCGATTACGTATTCATGTCTTGTCATATAAATATTTTATCACAAAGGCTTGACACCCAGGGGTATATTGAGTACAATTTATATAGAAACTTAGGAGAATTATGCCAATTCATGTAGATATTAGGGTAAATGATACTCTAATCAATCAGATTCACATCGGTCGTGTACGAGGTGGCACTGATGATAACGATATCAATGACTACCTTGTTATTGATGGCGACAAGCCTACTCGTTTAGAGGATTGGCATATCGATGGGATACCTTTCACACATAGATACGGCGATGGTGCCGAGATATGCGTAGCAAAGGCTATTGATGCAATGTTCCCAAGGAGAATTCATCCACCACAACGATTTAGAGATATAGCAAACGGAGAATAGCAAATGTCTAATGAACTAACGTACGATAACTTTATAAATGCACTCAAGCAATTGACAGATGAGATGGAAAAGAAGCAGAAGCTTAATGATACTGTCTACATTAACAAACAAGACTATGAGTATGTCAGCAAATACGTAAGTGAGAGTGGGCTTAAGGCACACTTTGCGGTATATGATGAACTGAATAGCTGGCAACGAATAGAGCCACAAATTTTCAAGGTATCTCCAGAAGAGTATGACAAACTAGAGAAACTCCTATCTGAACCACCTAAGCCAAGTGAAAGACTAAGAAAGTTACTAAAAGGAGAAAACAAATGAGCGATGTAAATCGTGAATCATTTGAAAGATACATGAAGCTGTCTCAGGAAATAGAAGATGAGCTGATTGCTGAGATGGGTCAGGAAGCCTATGATGCAAGCCAACATTGGATTAATAATCCACTTATCAAGCCTGTGAGCAAAGTACATATGTTTGAAGAAGCACTTAAACATGAGGGCGATGAAGGCTACCGTGAAGGTATCGCCTGGGAGCGCAAGCGTGTGGAGATGGCTTGGCACGAAGAGATGGCTTGTCCGTGTTCGAACTTTGAATACCACCTGTTAGAACGTATTGGAGAGAAATAAATGAGCGGACAAAACGTTATTGACATCATTCAGTCTGCACTTATCACCCTGCTGGCGTTTAATATTTATTGGATTGTAAAGAGAGAGAAGTAAATGACTGACCCAAGACAGGCAGAAGTTTGGGGTAAAAAGCCAGAAGTGGCAGACCGTACCCTAAATGAGCGTAAGTATTGTAAACCTTGTGACTATTACTATTCTGAAATGTTTACCTGCCCTATTTGCTATGGCGATGATAGGGCAGTAGAACGCATTATCAAGATGCTAGAAGAAGCAAGCATTGGTTTTCAGCAATTCGATTCCGACTCAGTAGCAACAACTAATTTCTTAATAAGACTTATTAAAGGAGAGAAGTAAATGATTAGTACATTCTTTGGTCCAGACTGGATCTGGGTTGATATATATTTTGCAGGAATTATTGAGTTCATGCTAATCATAGGTATCCTGTATTCAGTATCTTATTTGTTTAGTTGGTTATCTGACTTTAACGGAGCAATGAGAGTCTATCGTCAGATGTATAAGCCAGGGAAGAAAGAGAAGTAAATGACCATATACTATGTAAAACAAGATAATACCATTTGGGGATGTGGAGATCCAGAATGTTGTGGAGAATACTACGAAGAGATTGAAGAGTCTTTCGTGGAATGTAAGTGCGGTATTCCTGAAGAGGATATGACTGCGGACCATCTGCATATTTGTAATGGTGGTGGACCTGTTCTTAAGTGGCGTAAGGCTAAGAAGAAGGAAGTCGTGGCATTCAGAGATGGCGAAACCAATATCTACTACGAGGCTTTTGAGAAGGGTATTGAATTTCAAAAGACCGAAGACGCTCGCAAACTTAAGACTAAGAGAGACAAGACCATTCACGAGCTTGTCCACGAAGGATATACCGTGATCGTTCAGGGAGCTGGCGGAACCGAGACTTACTATAAGGAAGAAGAAAACTATGGAACAAGTAACTGATAAACTATTTAACTGGGCATCTATTCTAGATGAGCAAACCCTTGATCAGGCTAAGACGACTTCGTCGATGCCATTTGTATTCCCACACCTGGCACTAATGCCAGATGCACACCTTGGCAAGGGATCAACTGTTGGATCAGTTATTCCTACGCAGGGTGCAATTATGCCTGCTGCAATTGGAGTAGACATTGGCTGTGGAATGATGGCTATTAAGACTGACAAGACTGTAGATGATTTGGCTACCGTGGACCTTAAGGGATTACGAGAGTCAATTGAGTCTGCTATCCCACTGTCAGCTTTTAAGCATAATCAGACAGTCAAGCCAGACGCACTTGATGCAGCTGAAGAGCTTCTAAATGCTGCCCTGGATGCAGACTTTAATCCATCTACTTATGCAAGTAACTGGACTCATCAGCTTGGTTCCCTCGGTTCTGGCAATCATTTTATTGAGATTACAAAGGATGAAGAAGGATCCATTTGGCTATTCCTCCACTCGGGGTCTCGTGGTGTTGGTAACAAGATTGCTACACATCATATTGCTGTTGCACAAGACTATGCGAAGAGGAATTTTATTACCCTTGCAGACTCAGACTTGGCATACCTTGTAGAAGGTACACCAGAGTTTGACCGATACATTGCTGAAATGACTTGGGCACAAAAGTTTGCGTTCAAGAATCGTGAAGTAATGATGAATCGTGTCAAGAAGGCATTCAAGCACCACGCAGGAGACTTTGAAATCATTGAAGAGATTAACTGTCACCACAACTTTACTCAGCCAGAAAATCACTGGGGAAAGAATCTGTGGATAACTCGTAAGGGTGCTATCTCTGCTAATGAGGGACAGATGGGTCTTATTCCAGGGTCAATGGGAACAGCATCATATGTAGTTGAAGGACTTGGAAACAAGCTATCTTTCTGCACTGCACCGCATGGTGCTGGTCGTGAATACTCTCGTAATGAAGCACGTAAGACCTTTACAAAAGAGTCTTTAGATGCTATGATGGAGGGTATTGAGTGGTCAAAGTCTGATGCATTCATTGATGAACATCCAAATGCATATAAGGATATTGATGTCGTTATGGAAGATGCAAAGGATCTAGTAAAGATTCGTCACACACTGCGACAGATTATTAACGTAAAGGGAGATTAGTGAGCGACCTTCTATTGGTATTTCCAGAGGTATCGGATGACCTAGTGTCAAACCTAATGATAGCCATTACCAAGAAGATTGATGATACTGGTAGTGAAATTGCTATCCAGGGATTCCTTGGTGGAGAGCACGGATATGGTGCACACTACAAGAATGACGTGTTCGAGATGCGTCCATTTTATTGGGGGGATTGTGCCTGTGACTACGATGATCTTCTAAAAACTTGGGAAGAGACTAACAAGCACGACAAAGACTGCTATCAAGCACTATTCCGTGAAATGCACTATGTAAATTATGGTGGTGACGGTGGCTGGAACTTTGACACTAAGCCAGGGCATGAATGGAAAAAGGGAACGGTGGAGGACGAGTGTGATTGTATAGACATACTGTATAGACAATTCAAGATTCCAAAAGGTACTGCTGGTAGCCATGTACACTGTACCTGTATGCGTGATATCAACCATGCTAACTTCCTTAAGACAATTAGCCATGCAGATGAGTGTCAGATGGATAAGCCTAACTTTAAGCACTATGCTTCTGGGGTAGAGGTAGAGTGGTACAAATACATTGGTCGTGACATGGAGTATGACGACAACGTATCTGTTGAGACTTGGGTAGACATATTTAAAGAGTGTATTGGATCGATTGAGAAGAATAAATGAGCGACATTGACAATTCAGACTACGTTACTATCAAGATAACCAAGTCTAGATACATGGGTGAGCCAACTGGGTGGTCCGTTGACATTCAGTACGCAGATGAGGATGTTCCAATGCAGGGTGGCACAGCTCCTACGTTTGCTGGGGTGTATGACATGGCTTATAGCATCATTGCAGGTGGAGATAAGCATAGTAATTACGAATACAACCAATGGGTTTTGTTTGATGCTAACGAGAGAAACAAGTAATGCCAGGCAAGATAATTAAGATAGGCAACCCACACTATTGTGACCTACCAAATCTGTATGCTTTGAGAAATCGTAAGATAGCATTTCCAGAAACACAGTGGCAATGTGATGATTGCAACAAGATATACGAAGTTATATTTTATAGGGCTGCTGGTCTTTCGTGGAAAATTTTAGATGATAAAAGCTCGGCGGTAAAATAAGAGAACCCACAAGCGACACGCTTGACAATCTCCCCTATCCCCGATATACTTGTATTACAAACAATATTAAGGAAAACACATGAGAGAACTACTTGGACCTGCTTGGGCATACTTTGTTGCCTTTGGAATTCTATTTGTATGGTGGCTGCTAGCCAAGGTAAGTAAGTGATTGAAGTAACAGTATCCCCAGAACGTGTAGAACAAACCCTAAAGTTTGTAAAGGACATGCGTATTGCAAAGCAACAGCATAACGTGACTGACAGGATGTTTGATCGTAATAATACTTCTGAAGGTATTAACGTTATCGGACATCTGGGAGAACAGGCTATTGGACAAGCTCTTGGCTACGCCGTAGACACCACCGTAATGGTCGGTGGGGATGACGGCTCTGACATGGAGCACAATGGTACCACCATCCAGGTAAAGACTAGCCAGCTAAAGAGTCTTATCTTTAACGCTGCCAGACTATTTAAGTCTGACATCGCAATTCTGGTACAATATGTAGGTAACGATAAGACGAAGTCTGAGCAAGACCCTAGGTTTAAAATCTGGGGGTACATTGATAAAGAAACATTCTTGAGTAATCACTATAAGAAAGACTACGGTTATGGTGAAAGACTAGTAATGGATGTACAAGACTTACATCCCATTGAGGAGCTAATTGAGAAAGAAGCTAAAGCCCTACAAGGAGCAGTTTAAGAGGTCTCCCCTATGGGTAAAGATAGTTGCTTCGCTTTGTATAGGATGGCTTCTTCTACCTATTGATCCATGGGACATTCTGTTTCCATGGATTGCCTTTCACGATGATCTTTTTATAGCAGGAATACTGCTCAAACTACTTCACAAGTATGGTTCTTTGCCAGATGAAGAGCTAACCAAGCCTATTGATCTATTGAAGGATATCTTCAAAAAATCCGAGGGCATCAAGAAGAACCACAATCACTAGTATAAGAAAGAATAGTATATGGAAACCCTATTAGTAGGAATAGCTTGTTTCATTGGAGCTTTTATTGCAACTTGGATTAGCTACAAATGATAGTAGTAATAAAGAGAATGAATTACTTTGTTGGTAAGGTCGTATATCCAAAGAGACTGGCTATGCTTGAATTGGGATATCTGCGTAGTAAGCTATCAGGACATAAGCTCAAAGCCCCCTATAAGGTTGTTTGGATACCCCGAAACCTTCGTAAGGGGATTCATCAATCTATGCATGAAAGTCCCTCTATGACCCTCTAGAAGGCTGTTTTGATACCTTTCTGAAGTGGCTATTCAGGAAATAAATCTTACTGATCGTAATGGTGTTTCTAGTGGAGTGAAATGGAGGAAAGTGGTTTGGGTAATGGAACCTATATATAGGGGCGTTCGTAATACAAACCACTATATCTAGTATCCCCCAAACCAGGCTATCCAAGCTATTGACAAACCCCATATGCCCTGATATAATGCCAAACCAGGCAAATAAAACAATAAAAAATCCCTGGTTTTATAGGCTATATTATATAAAACCTTATATAAATAACCATTAATCAGGGATAAATTTGTTCTTTCGTAATACTATAGTGTTTATAGTTATACTAGGGGGAATTGGTATACTTTTGGGATGCCCTTGGCATTATCCAAACCAATATAATTAGACATACCAGCTAGCGATCCAAACCACAAAGCGATTATACACTTTTCGGGGGTATTTAATGATGGATCGTAATCTATTAGTAGTACTAGTATAAAACTCTACCTCATGCTTATAAGCTTCTGTATGCTTATACTCTTCTGATGTAAAGTATGGAGCTATATACTCTTTACTCCAATAACCTCTAGGACTCATATATATAGTATATCAGGATATAGATGGTTTGACAAGCCTGGTTTGATACCTTGCCAAACAATGACTAATAAAACTTTCAGCGATTTTTTGATCTCCTTCGTAATGTTATTTGGGAGAATAATAAGATGGATCGTAATGCCAACTTTGGGGAAAAATATTGATCCTTCGTAATCAAATTGTTATAATTATAGGACTTGACAAATATAAAGGTTTGTGGCGCTCGTGGAGCTTGGGCTGAGGATTACTCCTCAAACCCAAACCCTAGAACATCTTCGAGAGTGTCATAGCCCTCTTCTGTGTCTTCCATCTCCAAACCTGCTAACAACAGGTCAAAGGTTTCATTGACAAACTTATCAGACACCTCTGTTCCCTTTACGATGTCTTCTGACAAAGCAAAGGCAATAGGCAAACCAATGTCGTTGTATTCGATGAAGTCTTTGAACTCTTCGTCATCACGATAGTTTAGCCATAGGTCTGATAGGATACTGATTTTGTTTTCGAATGTAGTTGCCATTGGTTCTCCTTAGTAGGTTTCTATTATACCAAATACCGCTGACATTTAGAAGAGCATCTCTAGTTCGTTTGCTTGGCTATCGTGCTTCTCAAACTCTGCTGACTCTGCTACAATCATTAGGCGGTTGTATGAAATTGTTGGTGCTAGTCTACCAAGATAAATACCTACTTGGTCTAGGTCTATGGTCACATCATTTAGTAGTTCAGCAATCTTGACTGCGGTCTTTTCATTCTTTGTCATTCCTCGTTTGCTCATTTGTATTCTCCTAATGCTTATTGTATCAAGTTTAGAGGGGGAAGTCAAGAGTAAGAAAGGTAACTCTCAACTTCCCCCATTTGGGTACCCACCCTAGCAACCCCTTACTGTTTGGGTACCATCCCTCGGAGCAAGCTCGACAAGGGAAGCTTATTTAATTAATCCAGTTAATCTGCTTATCGTTACTAAGATCGATAGCCATAGGGTCTGGGAGCTTAGCCAACATCTCATCAATGCTAGCGTCCCTATCAGTTGCAAGAACCTTAAACAGCTCTAGTGCAATGAAGAAATCACTACCCCACTCGTCCTCTGGGAAGTGGTGCGCAATAGACTTAGTCTGTGCTGTGTTTAGTTTGAATGCGTCAAGGTAGTAACGTAGTACTCTGCTGTCTGAAGTTGTAACGTAGATAGACGGCTGACATGTTAGGTTCTTATCCCAAGTAGTCCTATCAGTCTTTACGCTGTAGTTCTCTGCATAGAAAAGATTTAGGTCGTATTCTGCGCTAACGATACTAGGCAATGATGTCATTGTTGTCCTCCCCATAGATGTTCTTCAATGCTACCACAGTGTCACAGTCAATGTCAATCATACCCTCGTCACATTCTGAACATTCTGGGTTGTAGTCACCGTCTTCGCTCTCTTCAGCACAGTCGCATAGGCGGTATAGCCAAGTAGGAACTTCAGTATACTCGTCGTCCCAAGGGTTCTCGGTAATGTAGTAGTGAACACGATTCACAAAGTGGTAACCAGCTACAATGTAAGTGCCTTCGTCACCGTCTACCTCTGTCCAGATATACTTGTTATCTGCCTTCTGAACAAACTCTACCTCGTCACCATAGGTTTCGAAATGAATGTCAATATTATTAGTGAGGTGGTTCTTGATTGGCTTGAAGGTGTCTGCCCACGCACCGTAGGTGTAAAACTTGCTCATTGGGGTTTCCTATCTTAGAAGTGGAAGTCTACAAATACAATATACCAGTTTTTGTTGCCGTTGTCAATACTTTCTAGCATATATTTTGTATTAGTTGTGTCGTGTTGCATGTCAAAGAAATAGGAGTTGAAGTCCCACTTGCCATACATCATGTCAATCATCTTTGATAGTTCATATAAAGAGAAATCGAATGACATCTGTCCGTCATACTTATCTAGATAGGCATTGATATCAACGTTCTTCTCATTGTAGTATTTGCGGTATTGTTCAAACTCAAGGAGCCTATGAGAAATACCCTCGTCAACAGCGGTAAGGAAAGCCTGTGGATTCTCATCATAAGAGATAGTCATAGACTGGTCGTCGTCATTGTATTGGCTACCCTCGTTAGGGTTCCAACGTCCACCGCCTGTAACAAACCAGTCAAACCAGGTATTGGTATCGGTAGACACATCTCCTAGAAGTGTCTCTAGGTTATCTTTGACTGTGCGAAAGGCTAGGTCTTTATCATCTGCTTGAACAGCAATGCGCTGCAAAACGTGCATGGGGTTTCCTTCTGTTGGGGTTATATATCTATTTTAGAACAAAACGTTTGCGTTGTCAACTACTTCTTGCAAATCTTTTTCTGCCCTTGCCATAAGGAAGCCCTGTAGATACTGCTCTTGGGTAGGCAAAGCGTCTAGAGGAAACTCTACGGTTAGGTCACCATACTTACTAATAAACTTATTAGTGTTATAGTTTACCTCATAGACACCCTCACACATAAGGTCGTCAAACTCAAACTCACGCTCATCAATAAGCGGAACAGGTCCAGAGGACCAACGAACTACGTTTAGGATGTCGCCACAAGTATCTCTACTAAAACTAGGAAGCATAGAAGAAAACTTCTTCATGTGCGTAGTTTCGGGGTAGCGAGTATTGTAGTCATTATAGATAACCTCTCTATCAGTATCAGAGATAAAGTAACACTTGTCTAGTGCTAGTTCCAACTCTTCTACAGCATAGCGGTCAGTAGTAAGGATAGATAGAATCTTGACACCCTGTCCCTCTGGATAGTGGTCCCATTGTCCGTATTGGGCTACCTTTAGGATGTTGTCTTTGTCAATTACTTTAGTTAGTCCACGAGTTCCCATAGTGGAGCCTTTCTTATTGGGGTTATATATATAGTATAGAGTATTTGGGGGGCTTTGTCAAGTGATCTTAATCAAATATTTGATAAGCTCTCATCCCAACGATGTCCACTGCCTGCCTCTGCACGTCCATCCAGGCAGTCTCACCAAAGAAGTACTTAGCCCTGCTGCCAGGGGTAGATAGCTTGTAGAAATCAAAGTATGTATCTGAACTATATACAGATACACCTTCGTCATGGTACACACGGTTCCATCCAGTTGAGCTAACTGATGGCTTCTTGCTTGCAAATTTCTTTTCCATAGCTATATTATGCCAGAAACTGGGGAAAAAGTCAATAGGTTCGTAAAGGTTTTTTTATTATTAAATACTTTACATAACATATGAGCGCCCCCGAAGGGTCCTGATTACAGGAAGTCTATGATGTCTCCATCAAACCCACCAATGTCCAAGTCAGTCATTAGATCGTTGGCGGTGATGTCTCCATTGTGGAACATCTCAAATAGTTCTGCTACTGTTTCGTTATCCATCAGTATTCCTCCTCGATTATTGGTTGCATCATCATCTGAAACTTCTTTAGCTGGTCATACTCCAACTTGCGTAACATCTCCCACATGCTTGGGGTCAATACATCTAGGTTCATTTCTTCCACCATTTCTTGTTAGCCATTGCTTCGATAGTATCAAACTTATCAATCATCTCTGATAAGATGTCTTTGTAGTAGTATGCCATTTGCTGTGGGGTATAGTTCATGTATTCCTCATGCCCTTCCATACTACACATAGATGCATACTTAGCAATCTTTTTACTCTTCGACATCTTCTACTCCTTGAATCTCACTCTGGGTTTCTACTTCCGTGTAGTCTCCGTCAGCAAGTTTGTCCCACATCTCATACTCATTCTCAGCGATAATCTCTACTAGTTCGCCTGTTAGCACATAAAACTTCTTCATTGTTTATCCAAACCTCATCATCTCGTATTGTAGCCAGTCATCAAACTCATACTGGCAGTCTTGGCATAGGGGGTGAACCGAGTCTACTGGGTCATAGTCTAGGGTTTCTTCGCATTGATAGCATTTGTTCATAGTGTCTACTTTAGCATTACCTACCGACATTTATTGTGTCCAATCTTCTTGAAGTAACTCTTCCATGTCTTACCACATTCTTTACACTGATAGAGGTCATACCATAAATCAGTCTTTATCTTTCTAGTCTCAATCACTAGCAATCTCCATCCATGTAAACTTCCAAAGGCACACCAAGACGACCAAGAACAGTCTCCCTAGCAGAGATAAGACCCTCTAGGTAATCACCAAAGCCATCATTGATGTCGAGACCAACACGTTCCTCACGGAACTCCTGAATCTCTTTTAGTAGCAACTCGCATAGTTCTACGAGGTTGCTACCAGTGAAATCTGCGTCTGGGTCTAGAACAATCTTACTCATCTGACATAGCCTTTCTTATTTCTTCATCTGATAGTGAGTCTATTTTAGCAAGACCCTCGGACATTATGAGTTTCATTAGTTCATCAAAATCATTAGACATTTATAAAATCCTCTGTGTCAAAGCAATCATCCATGTAGTATTGTTCTGGGGTAGTAACGTATGACTTCAGGTCATCTAGGGCTGCGGTATCCCATTCATCCTCAGACCAGTGTGCCTCACCAGGGACGGTAAAGGTAATCACAGCATAGTCATTGATGAATCTATAAGTCTTTATCATGTCTATCCTTTCTATACATATATTATGGCATACCCCTCAGACATTTACAAATCGACACGCCGTGGTTTGGGGAAAAAGAATTAGACATCGTAATTAAGATTATTATGATTGTATATATGGAGCGCCCGATTTTGGATCAGCTGTCAAGCCACGAGGGCAGGCAGTTTATAGACTTGCCTAGGTCTGTGGATTACGCCATTACAGCGGTTTGAACAATCTTCATCAGACGGTTCTTTTCTGCGTTCACCATTGGGTCAAAGCCCGAAGCCGAAGCAAGGATAGACTCGTTAGAGCCACCACGTCCCGAACGATACCAGTCTAGACGTTCGGTTAGTGCGTTATACGCACCCCAAGCGGTTCCCGAAATGGTGTTGTTGTAGTCACCAACATAGATAGCCTGAAGCAAGTCCACCTTAGCGTCATACTTCTTGAATGAACCCTTAGCGTCCTTTTCTGGGGCAGGGTAGGCAAGAGCCACAATGTCGTCAAACTGCTTTTTGGTAATCTCAGTCTGAATCATGTCCTGAGCCATGGTTGAGAACTCGTCTAGGTAAACCTTAGCCAAGCCAAGAGCCTCACGTGCCACAGCGATTTTACCCTCTGCGGTCTGGGTGTGGCGAATCTTGAAAGTTTGCTTAGGAGCATTCTTCTTACCCTTGAATGAAGATAGAGCAAGGTTTAGAGTGTTAGCACAAACAACACGAACAGGAGTAATCGAAGCCTGAATAGCAATCGAACCATCGTGAGAGGTGTTGATTAGCAAATAGTTGTCAATCTTATCAGCAATGCCGTTAGGGTCAAGTGTGATTGAATCGGTTAGAGCAATCGAACCGAAGACAACACGACCACCACGAATAGAGCCTGCGGTTTCCCAACGACCGCCACCGTCTAGCAGGTTGTCACCAAATGAGAACAAGTCCTCGTTCTGAAGCGGAACATAACGTTCACCAACAACGCCAAGAACATCATTCTTAGTGCGGTCAAATGGGTTAGTGCGAGTAACAAAAGAGTAAGACTTGTCAGACTCAAAGTTGTCAGGGATAGCAACGTCCTCAAGGCGAACGTTCCAGTTGTCTAGGTGTGCGAGTTTCAACATCTGGTTAGTGTTTACCTCGTCCTGAAACACAGTGCCAAGTCCATGCCAAGCAGGCTGGCGGAGCGAAGCAAAAGCGGTCTGTCCGTCTACGGTTTCTAGTTCGTGAGCCATGTGGGTCACCTTTCTTAGTGGGGATTTCTGATAAGACTATTATGACAGAACCCTCAGACATTGTCAAGACTATTTAGAAAAATATTTTGGCGTGTCGTAACTAGCTTCGTAACCAGGATCGAGCTGGACGGGCGCTCCCGAAGGGAAGCAGTTTCACAACTTGCTCAGGTTGTTTTGTCTACTTCCCAACAAGGATTAGACTAGGGCTACGCTTACGCTTAGCCTTTGGCTTGGCAGGAATGTTCGTGGTCTGGTTGGTAGCAC